CCGGACGCGCTGCCAGTGCCGTGCGAGCACGGCGCGGCCGTGATCGCTGAGGAGCCCTCGCTGTTCGCTGGCGCTCAGCCGACCCGGACGTATTCCGACGGATGCCAGAGCTACGGGCCGTACCAGAACGAGCGCTCGTGAGGCGCGCGGCGCTGGGCCTGGTCGTGCTCGTGGCCCTGCTGGCCGGTTGCACGCCGGACGGCCAGCCGTGCCACCGAGCCGGGGACGTGAAGGTCCAGGACGGTCACTCGTACACCTGCACGAACAAGCGCGGCGGACTGGTGTGGAAGTGATCAAGGTCGTGGGCCTGGACCTCTCGATCACGGGGACGGGTGTGGCTCACACGGTCGAGGGGGCCGTGTGTACCCACCTGATCAAGACCAACCCCAAGCACCGGGACGGCCGCCTGGCTCAGATCCAGAACGAGATCCGGATCTTTGCCGAGGGCGCCGAGCTGGCGCTGATCGAGGCGCCCACGCCGCGTTCGGCCAGCTCGGTCATCAGCGGCATGGTCCAGGGCGCGGCGCGGCTCGTGCTCCTGGAGCTGGGTATCCCGTACGGGACGCTCATGCCCGCGAGCCTCAAGAAGTACGCCACCGGCAAGGGCACCGGGGACAAGATCCCGATGGCCATTGCCGCTCTCAAACGGGCGGGCCTGGAGTTCCCCGACGACAACCAGTGCGATGCGTTCTGGCTCTGGGTGGCGGCCAACGACAAGCTGGGCCAGCCGGTGTTCGACCTCCCGATGATCAACCGGGAGTCACTGAGCAAGATCAAGATGGAGGGCTGACGACCCATGGGTCTGCAACAGCGTAGGGCCGATCTGATCGGCGAACTGGAGCGCGACGAGGCGGCGCTACGGCGCCGGATCGAGCGCAAGGAGCGATACCTGGAAAGCCTGGACGCCATGCCGGACTTCGACGCCATGGGGGACGGGACCATCCTGGCGATGACCGTCACCTACGGGGCGTCCAAGCCGTACCCGGTGGTCGCTTACAACGGCGGCGGCAAGTGGTACCTGACCGGCGAGAAGTCTCCGAACGGGATCAGCGGGGACGACCTGGCCGAGTGGCTGATGTCCGGCGGGCGGCACCTCCGCTCGTCCCAGCCCATCGCGGAGTTCACGGTCCAGCGCGTGGTCCCGACTCCGTTCGACCTGACCGAGACCATGCTGGCCGCCATGCGCGAGTTCGGCTCGGTCCGGGTGGGTCGCTTGTCGGACCTCTACGACTCCCCCGAGGGGTGATCATGAAGACCCAGGTTGTTCTCCCGTTCTCCCGCGAGACCAAGGGCACGGTGGTCTACGCCGTGTCCAACCTCAAGTCCGTGGCCGTGGGCCAGGTGTACGTGAACAAGGAGCACCTGGAGAAGGTCGGCGGCGCGTGGCCCGAGCGGATCACGCTCACGATCGAGCCGGGCGACACGACGGAGGACGAGACCGCATGACGACCACCACCGAGGCGGGCCAGGTCGAGACGTACCTGGCCCGCTCCGGCGGGCGCCTCGGGTGCCCGCACCCGGTCCACCGGTTCGCCAGTCCTCGCAAGACACCGAGTCGTCTCATCCTCCCCGAGTGCGCCGGGCGCTCCGCCTGGCTGGCCGCTCGGCGCGAGGGGATCGGCGGCTCCGAGGTCGGCGCGCTCATCGGGGTGAACGAGCACGAGACCGCCATGTCGATCTGGAACAAGAAGCGCCGGACCGAGCCGGACGTGGAGCTGACCGGCGCGCCGATCGAGTGGGGCCACCGGCTGGAGGACGTGGTGGCGATGAAGACCGCCGAGGAGATCGGCATGGTGTCCCGGTTCGGCGGCGGGCTCTGGGCCGACCTGGAGCGGCCGTTCATCCGGGTGACCCCGGACCGGTTCGCGTGCAAGCCCAGGAGCTGGAAGGCCGAGGCGGTCATCGAGTGCAAGACCGCCGGATCGGACGAGCACTGGGAGTCCGGCACCATCCATCCCAAGGGCCACGGGACCGGCTCAGCGCCGCTCAGCTACCAGGCCCAGCTCCAGTGGCAACTTGGCATTCTCGGGCTCCCCGTGGGCTACCTGGGCTGTTTCGTGCTGGGCTCCGAGCGCCAGTTCTTCACGGTCGAGGTCCACTTCGATGCGGAGTGGTTCCGCGAGATGACCGACGAGGCCGAGCGGTTCTGGGTGACCAACATCCTGGGGGAGGAGATCCCGCTCCACGACTACCGCCACCCGATCACCGAGGACCTGATCAAGGAGCTTCACCCGGCCGTGGTTCAGCCATCGACTCAGCTCCCCGACCTGGCCGAGGAGTGGCTGGAGGACTACCAGCGCGCCAAGCTGGCGGCCGAGGCGGCGGAGACCGAGTTCACGGCGGTCAAGAACTTGTTCCGCGAGTGGACCGGCGACGCCGGGGCGGGCTACCTGGGCGAGGACAAGCTGGTCAGCTACCCCGAGGTACGCTCCTCGCGCATCGACGTGGAAGCGCTCAAGCGGGACTATCCCGAGGTGGCCGAGGCCGTCACGGTTCACTCCCGGTACCGCCGGATGACCATCCGGGTGCCCAAGAAATACAAGCTCGCTGACAGTTAAGTGTCAACGTTGCGACATTGACGGCAAGGCTGTAACGTACTTCTTGGCCGGTGATCAGGACCCCCGATCACTGACCAACTCGGGCCGGTTTCGCGGTCGGTCCGGGCGCTCCGGATAGGCAGTTGTCAGCCCCTGATGCATCAGCGGGCCACCGTGGTTCGAGTCCACGGCAGAGCGCGACCGAGACGAGTTTGGGGTGAGCGGCAGGTCCGTTGTTACGCGGGCGAACCCTGTAGACCGGAGTTACGGATCTCCGGTGACGACGCCCAGAGGGCGTGACGGATCGGATAGACGATCAGGGGCGGCGGCCCACCAGAATCCGCCGGGCTCGGCCGGACACCCAGAGGCACCACGTCCGGCCGGGTCGCACCAACAAACCACTCAGTACAGCGCACAGCGCACAGACAGCAGGAAGAGAGGGCCATCATGGCTCGTTCCACCAGCAACACCCCGGCCGCCGCTCCGGCCGCCACGGCCGCTGACTTCGATGATGCCGAGGACCTGTTCGGCGGCACCGGGGTTGCGGTTGAGGGCGGGGACTTCGAGGACGCGGACGACCTCCTGAACACCGTCCAGGAGGACGACGCGGAAGGCTGGGTGCCGACCGAGAAGGGCGAGAGCCTGGCCGGTGTCGTGGTCAAGGTCGGGGAGACCCGGTCCGACTTCGCCAAGCCGGGCGAGGACCCGATGGTCCCGACCGTCACGGTCCTGACCCGCGAGGGCGACAAGTACCGGGTGATCGGGTTCGGCTCGGTGCTCAAGCGCGAGATCGAGGACGCCAACGTCCAGGTGGGCGGGCTGTTCGCGGTCAAGTATTGGGGCGAGAAGCCGATCAAGAAGGGTCCGTTTGCGGGCAAGAACTACAAGCACTACTCGGTGGCCTTCAAGCCCAAGAAGGGCTGACCCACCGGCACGACCTCGGGGGCCGTCCGGCGCACGCTGGGCGGTCCCCTCCGTCTCTCTCCAGGAAGGCATCACATGACCGAGCAGACGTTCAGCCTGGGCAAGCTCCCGGTCCCGAACGGGACCATCCTGATCATGGGCATTCAGTACGAGAACCAGACCACGGACAAGGTCTGGACGTACGCCCTCCTCAAGGCTGGCGGGCTCTGGTACGTCACGGGCAACGGCCAGGTCCCGACGGCGGCCGGGTGGGCGGCCGTGGAGCGCTGGCTGGCCAAGAGCAACCGGCGCGTGGTCTCGGTCCGGGCCGTGACCGAGACCGTCCCGCTCTACCCCTCCCCGGGTGCGCCCGAGGCGGCGCCGATCGTGGCCGCGCTGGCCGCTCGGGTTGACACTTCCCAGGCGGCCGAGTAACCTCACAGTCATGACGACAACGATTGAGCCACACGACTGGGACGGGTGCCTGATGTGCGCCGTCCGAGCGCTGACCGAGGGTCGGCCGCGCGACTGGGCGACCCGTAAGGACATGGCCGAGGGCGACACGGTCACCGGTGTGGTCCTGCGGATGGGCACCCAGCCGACTCACTACACGGACGCTCAGGCGCCGTACGTGGACCTCTGGCTGGGCGGGGTGGAGCGCGTCCGGGTGGCCGGTCACGGCCAGGTGTTGCGCGAGGCTCTGATCTCCGCCGAGATCCAGGTGGGCGACACGGTCACGGTGACGTTCGAGGGAACCAAGGAGTTCACGCCCAAGACCGGGCGCGGCCCGCTGTCCTACAAGTTGTTCACGGTGAGCGTGGAGCGGGGGCATCACTGATGTTGGATCTCCGGCCCTACCAGCGCCGCGCGCTGACCGCCATCGAGGACGCGGAGCGCGAGGGCTTGCGCCGTCCGCTGCTGGTCCTGCCGACCGGCACCGGCAAGACCGTGATCTTTTCGCACGCGCTCAAGGAGCGGGCGCCGATGGGCCGGGGCCTGGTGCTGGTCCACCGGGAGGAGCTGGCGGACCAGGCCATGAAGAAACTGGCCATCGTGGCGCCGGACCTCCGTACCGGACTGGTCAAGGGCGACCAGGGCAACGACGTGGACGCGGATGTGGTGGTTGCCTCGGTCCCGACCGTGAGCCGGGACGGACGGCTGGCCCAGCTCCAGGCGGCCGACCGGCGCTCGCGGTTCGCCACGATCGTGGCCGACGAGGCTCACCACGCACCGGCGCCGAGCTGGACCAAGGTCCTCCAGGGCATGGGCGCGTGGTCCGAGTTCGGCCCGCTCACGCTCGGGTTCACGGCGACGCCCGAGCGGGACAACGGCAAGACCCTGGGCGTCTGGGAACGCGTTGTCACTTATATGTCAATCCGAGAGGCCATCTACGGGGACCGCAAGAAGGGGGAGGAGGGCGGATACCTCGTCCCGATCCTGCCCGCCGTGGTGGTCGAGACCAAGATGGACATGGGCCACGTCGGCAAGGGCCGGGACGGTGACCTCTCCGGCGGGGACCTGGGCCGGGAGCTGGAGGACTCCGGCGCCATCGCTCAGATTGCCGACGCGTACAAGGAGCACGCGAGCGGCCGGAAGGGTGTGGCGTTCACCCCGACCGTGGCCACGGCCCACGCGCTGGCGGCCGAGCTGGTCAAGCGCGGCATCACGGCCGAGGCCGTGGACGGCGGCACCGACCCGCAACTCCGGCGCGACATCCTGGCCCGGCTCAAGACCGGAGAGACCCAGGTCGTGGCCAACTGCGCGGTCCTGACCGAGGGGTTTGACGAGCCCTCGATCTCGTGCGTGGTCGTCGCCAGGCCCACCAAGTTCCACGGGCTTTACGTCCAGATGGTCGGGCGGGGGACGCGACTCTACCCGGGCAAGAAGGACCTGATGGTCCTGGACATCGTAGGCGCCAGCAACCGTCACGAGCTGATCGGCCTGGTGGACCTCGGGCTGGACATGGACGGAGAGCGCGACAAGAAGGAGCCGGGCGAGGCCCAGGCGTGCCCGAGCTGCGGCGTGCCGTGCGAGTTCGAGGAGCACCGGTGCCGGTTGTGCCAGCGCTACCTCCCCCGGGACATCTGCCTGGAGGGCGGCACGCGGCACCTGAACTGCCACGCGGGCGAGACCGGCAAGGTGGACGTGTTCGGCTCCTCCCGGCTGGCCTGGCTCCCGCTCCCCGGCGGCGCGTACTGCCTGACCGCTGGCAAGGAGGTGGTCGTCATGGCGCCGGTCGGAAGCGACACGTGGAAGCTGGCCGCCTACGAGGGCAACCGGCTGACGATCATCCAGGACGAACTCCCGGCGGACTGGGCAATGGGTATCGGGGAGGACCGGGCCAAAGCATTCCAGCGGCTGGCCGAGCGGTCCGCGCGCTGGCGTGGCGCTCGGGCCTCGGACGCTCAAAAGTCCCGGCTGATCCGCCAGGGCTTCCCGGAGAACCAGCTCCACCGGGTCCGCACGATGGGCGAGGCTTCCGACCTCTCGACCCGGATCACCGGGCGGCACGCGCTCAAGCGGATGGGCCGACTGTAAAGAACCTGGCGGGGGCGGTTGCATACTTCCCCGGCTAGGCTGTAACGTAGACATCCCAGGCGGGGGGAGCAAGGTCCCCCCGCCTGGTAACCCAGGGCAGAAGGGTACGGAGAGCAGCTATGAAGATCGAGATTGATCTGGACCTCGGCCAGGTGGTCACTCAGGCCGTGGAGAAGATCGAGAGCCTGGAGAAGGCGCTCACCCTGACCACCACCTCCCGCGAGTTCAACCGCAAGCGCGTGATCGAGCTGGAGGACGAACTGGAGCGCTACCGCCGGGCGCACGTCTGCACGAGCCGGTGTGCGGAGAACGCTCACGTGGCGTTCGAGGGCAACAGCCTGGTCAAGGAGCTGGAGCGCGAGAAGGCCGACGAGACCGAGCGCGCCGACCGGGCGGAGAAGTCGCTGGCCGAGTCGCGAGAGCTGGTGGCGTTCAAGACCCGGGTGGCCGACGACATGGACAAGGACAAGGAGACGCTGTTCCGGAAGCTGGAGACCGAGCGCGCCCTGGTCCAGGACGAGCGCACCCGGGCCAACAACCTGGCCCGCCGGGTGGCCGAACTGGAGCGCTCGCTGGCCCTCTCGATCGACCGGGAGAACGTCCAGGAAGGGCTCGCGGCCGAGTCGCGGCGTACGGCCATCCAGAGCATTGCGGCCCGGGACCGGCTCCTGGCAGCGGCCACCACGCGGGTCCGGGCGGCAACCGAGATCCTGTCTCGCCCGATGGTGGTCGGGGCCAGGAACGAGATCGTGACCAGCAAGGGCGCCGTCCTGGCGGACGCCATCGGCAACGCGCTTGACGCTCTGTCCGCGTAACCAGCACCAAGGAAGGACCGAGCGTGAGCAATCCGAGCGCCACCGAGATTCACCTCAGCGACGAGCACCGGGCGTATCTGGCCAGTCAGGCCGTGGACCCCGATCTGGCCCTCAAGCTGGGAGTCCACACCGTCACCGAACGTGCCGACATGGAAGCCACGGGGAGTGACAACTGGGTCAACTTCGCCAACTTCCCGGCCATCCTCTTCCCCTGGACCAGCCCGGACGGCCGGATCATGTACCAGGCCCGGCCGGACACTCCGACCCTGGACCAGCGCACCCAGCGGCCCCGCAAGTACGTGTTCGGCCGTGGGGAGGAGCCGGTCCTCTGGGCCGTCCGTGAGGTCGAGGGCTCCGAGCGGATCGTGATCGTGGAGGGGACCAAGCAATGCCTGGCCGCCGCCTCGTACGCGCCGCCCGGAGTCTCGGTCTACGGCATCGCCGGTTGCCGCATGTGGCAAGTCGACGGAGTGCCGATCGGGGACCTGGCCGTGGCGGACGGTAAGGAGGTCGTGGTCATCCTGGACGCGGACGCGGCCGAGAACCCCGACGTGTACCAGGCCGGGATCGAGCTGGCCGAGGCGCTGGCGATGGAGACCGCCACCAAGGTCACGTTCGGTCGCCTCCCCGGCGGCGGCAAGAACGGCCTGGACGACATCCTGGCCAGCCGACTGGAGGAGCGGCGCGCGGTCTACCTGGCCGCCCTGATCGACAAGGCCAAGCCCAAGCCAGCCGACAAGGCGCCGACCCGCAAGAAGCGCATCGGCGCGGCGCCGACCGGCACCAAGGACCGGCCCACGATCGTGGTCAATCGGGACCGCTGGGAAGTGATCAACGACCTGGCGGACGCGCTGCTCAAGCGCTGGAACGCCACCGAGCTGTTCAACCACGGGGGCGTGATCTCGCGGCGCGTGGGCGACTCGATGAGCCCGGTTGACCGGGGCACCTTCCACGACATCGTCCAGGCCACGGCCGTGACGGTGACCGAGAACGAGGGCGCCCAGGGCACCACGTACGGCTACGCCTGGCCGGACGCCGGGAGCATGTCCGCCGTGATGAGCCGGGCCGACCGGTTCGCCACGCTGGAGCGGCTGGCTCACGCGCCGTTCGTGCGGCCGGACGGCTCGATCGTCACCGAGCCCGGGTACGACGAGGCAACGCGAACCATCCTCATGCCTGACGAGGTGTTCGCCGGGATCGAGGTGCCGGAGAGCCCGAGCGCGGACGAGATCCAGGCGGCCCGGGACCTGATCCTGACCGAGTGGCTGGGGGACTTCCCGCTGGACGGGGAGGCCGACCTGGCCAACCTCCTGGCCCTGGTGGTCACCCCGGCCATCCGGGGCATGGTGCCGCGCGCACCAATGGCCGTGGTGGACGGGCTCCAGATGGGCGTGGGTAAGAACCTGCTGGCGGACTGCCTGCTCACGGTCTACACGGGCCACGCGGCCCAGCCGATGAACTGGGTCGAGGAGGCCGAGGAGCTGCGGAAGCAGATCACCTCGGCGTTCCGTACCGGCGCCGAGTTCTTCGTGTTCGATGAGGCCCACACGCTGGAGGGCGCCGCGCTGGCCCAGGCCCTGACCGCCGAGACCTGGCAAGACCGCATCCTGGGCGTCTCGACCATGGCCAACTTCCCGAACCGGGTCACCTGGTTGAGCCTGGGGAACAACGTCCAGGTCAAGGGCGACATCACGCGCCGGGTCTACCGGATCGCACTCCGGCCCCGGTACGCCAACCCCCAGGACCGCCAGGCGAGCACGTTCCGGCACCCGGGCACGTCCGGGCTCGACCTCGGGAGCTGGACCCGCAAGCACCGGCGGGAGCTGATGGTGGCCATCCTGACCCTGGTCCGGGCGTGGTTCGCCCAGGGCTCGCCGTACCCGACCCGGGGCGTCTCGTTCGGCTCGTTCGAGGCGTGGGAGAAGACCGTCGGCGGGATCGTGGAGGCGGCCGGGTTGCCGGGCTTCCTGGGCAACCTCACCGTGTGGCGCTCCGAGAGCGACTTCGATTCCCAGTATTGGATCAGCCACCTGGAATGGCTCAAGGAGCAGTTCGGGGACCGGACGTTCCGGACCGCCGACGTGAAGACCAAAGCCCTGACCCTGGGGACCGACCTCTACGCGGCGCCGCCCCGGCTGGACGACCCGAGCGAGAAGACCTACGGCAAGGCCCTGGGCGAGGCATACGGGCGCATCCGGTCCCGGCGCTATGGCGGGTACTGGCTGGAGCGCGTGGGCTCGGCTCACGGCCACGTGAGCGTCTACCAGGTGTTCGCCGGTGACGATCTCCCCCCGGCGCCGCCGGTCGCCATCCCGGACCCGGAGCCTGACCCGGCGCTAGAGCCCGAGATCCCGGCCACGACGGCTAAGCGTGGCGGCATCCAGTGGGCCGAGCCTGACAGTCAAGTGTCAACCAGCCAGGTGGCAGACAGCGAGGTGGCCGACGTGGTCACGTTCGACCTGGAGACCCACGACGCTGAGCAGCTTCACCGGCACGGCCCGGGTTACGTGCGGATCGGCGCGACGGCGGCCGACTCGGAGGAGGTCGTCACCTACAACGGGCCGGGCTCGACCGTGCCGCGCCAGGTGGCGGCCGACATCCGGACCGGCCAGGTGATCACCGGCCACAACATCATGGCGTTCGATCTCCCGGCCCTGGTCAACGACGGTGCTATGACCATGACCGAGGTCCACGACATGGCCGACGAGGGGCGGCTGGCGGACGCGCTGCTCATGGCCCGCTACATCGATCCCCCGATGGCCAAGGAGAAGGGGGTGGACCACGAGCGCAAGTACGACCTGGGAACCCTGGGCGCCAAGCTCGGCCTGGGCGAGAAGCTGACCGAGGTCTCCCATCCGCTGGCCAAGAAGTACGGCGGATGGGGCCTGATCCCGATCGACGTGGACGACCCGGACGAGGAGCGGGCGCGCGACGCGGCCGACTTCATCGGCTACATGGCCCAGGACGTGAACCTTTCTCGCAAGCTCTACCGGGTGCTCCTGGCCGAGCTGGGCGGGACCATGCCGGACTACCTGGTCCGTGAGCACCGGGTGGCCGCCATCGGCGCCCAGATCGGTGTCAACGGGTTCTTGGTGGATCAGACGCTCCTCGGGGAGCGAGTGCGCGAGGTCGAGGACACCAAGCGCAAGGCCATGGCCTACCTCCACGGCCAGCACGGTGTCCCGCTGGCCGACGCCAAGGGCACGGCGTACAAGAGCCCGCTGGCCACCAAGCTGGGCAAGGAGGCCGTGGGCGCGGCGCTGGTGGAGCTGGGCGTCCCGGCGCGCTCGCTCTGGCGGACGCCCAAAGCCCAGGACCTCCAGCTCAGCTCGGACGCGATGATCTTCTACGGCCGGGAGTACGGCCAGAACCGGCCCGAGCTACGCAAGCTCTGCACGGCGGTCTACCGGATCGTGTCCGCGCGCTCGGTCTACCAGACCGCGCTCGACCACACCGGCCCGGACGGCCGGGTCCACCCCAAGGTCTCGTTCGAGCAAGCCACCGGCCGCTGGTCCGTGACTCGCCCTGGCCTGACCGTGTTCGGCAAGCGCAACGGGCGGCACGTGGAGCGCGCGGTCTTCCTCCCCGATCCGGGCGAGGTGCTGATCTCGGCCGACCTCTCCCAGGTCGACATGCGGGCCGTGGCCGCGCTCAGCCAGGACCCGGCGTACATGAAGATGCTGGAGTCCGAGGACCCGCACGCCGAGATTGCCCGGCTCCTGTTCGGTGACCCCGGGATGCGCGAGGTGGCTAAGCCGATCGGCCACGGTTGGAACTACGGCCGGGGGATCAAGGCCATCAGCGAGGCCAACAACCTGGACCCGGCCATCGTCCGGAAATTTGACGAGTCGATGTATCAGCGCTTCCCCCGGCTCGTTCAGTGGCAAGGGGAGGTGCGAGCGCTGGCCGAGTCCGGCGCCCTGCTGGACAACGGCTGGGGCCGGATGATGCGGGCCGACCCGCACCGGGCGCACACCCAGGGTCCGGCGCTGATGGGCCAGGGCGCGGCCCGGGACATCATGATGGCCGGTCTCCTCCGGCTGGACCGGCGCATCCTGCCGATGCTCCGGGCTCAGGTCCACGATGAGATCGTGCTCTCGGTCCCGGTGGCCGAGGCCGACGAGATCGGCAAGGCCGTGGTGGACGCCCTCTCGTTCGAGTGGCGCGGCGTGGCCATCACGGCTGACGTGTCCAAGACCGGGACCGACTGGAGCAAGTGCTACGAGAAGTGATCTCGGTCGCGGGGGGAGGTTGACTCCCCCCGTTACCTTGACGACATACCCGGCGGGGCTGTAAGGTTCCGCCCAACCAAGACCGAGCAGAGAGACAGGAAGATGACCGACCACGAGCACCAGGCCACCAACTACCCCGGGGGACTGCCCCAACGTGAGCCGTTCGAGACGCTGGCCTCCTGGGACCGCCAGGCGCAACCGGCGCCGGTGAGTCCCGGGCGCCCGTACGTGAGCCCCGGCCCGGCGCCATGGGGAACCCTGGCTCAGGACGTGGGCCACGCGGCGCCGCGCAAGCGCCGGATCTGGCCCTGGGTCCTGGCGGCCGTGGTCCTCGTGCTGGGTTGCGGCGTGGGCGCGCTCGTCCTGGTGGGCGCCGGTGGCAAGGCCGTGGTCGACACGGTGAACGAACAGGCGACCGCTCGCGCGGCGGACATCAAGATCACGAGCTGCACCGGGCCGGACGAGTTCGGCATGGTCACCGTGAAGTACACGATCCACAACGGCTCGGGTGACCCCCAGAGCTACCTCCCCCAGTTCGACCTCGGGGACGGCAAGGGAACTGTGTACGGCCAGGCGGCCGACATCGTGAACAACCTGGGCGCCGGTAAGGACTACCGGGGCTCGGCGGCCAACGTGGTCCAGGCTCCCAAGGGCGCCAAGATCGTGTGCTCCGTCGCCAGCTCCTGACACTTAACCGTCAACACAGGAAGGGAAGACCGACCATGCGACGCATGATCATCATGGCTCTGGCCGCACTGGCCGGAGGTTTCTACCTGGGCACTCCGGCGCCGACCGAGGCCGACGCGGCGCCGGTCCCGGCCGCGTTCTCGATCTCCTGGGGCACCGTCACGCCCACGGTCACTCCCGCGAACAAGCGGACGATCGAGGTCGTGGACCAGCTCAAGCCGAGCAAGTGGCGCGTGAGCCAGGCGGCCGAGTGGCTGGACCGCTACACGGCCAGCAACATGAAGACCGTCTCTCGGTGCTCGGGCCACGCCTGGAAATGCGTCTACATCCGGGGAGGCAAGCTGGGCGGTAACGTCCTGGCGTTGACCCGGGGCAACGTGATCACGGTGGACTACGGCAAGGTGGACCGGCACGGCTACCGCTCGAACCTGAGCCGGGAGAAGATCCTGGCCCACGAGCTGGGCCACACGTTCGGCATCGTGAAGCACACCAACCACACGGTGATGGCCGCCGCCATGGGCGGCACCCGGCTATCCCTGAACGGCACTCAGCGCGCGTTCCTCCGCAAGCGCTAGCCTCGGCACACGGTCCCTTGCCTAGGACGTGGGGACCGTCCAGCCCGAGCCCCGGCCCCGATCCGACCAGACCTCCCCGTCCCGGATCGGACCAGCCGGGGCTCGGTGCTTCCCAGGCAAGGCGGGGAGGTATCGAATGTCCCCCGGCTCCCGGATAGAGTGACACCATGAAATCGACGCCACTAGGCCCCACGAACAACCCCGGCAAGGCCCGGTGGTGCGCTGATCACGGACGGCTGGAATGCACCCGGCACCGGACCAAGGGACGGGGGACTTGTCACCAGGCGGCCGTCCGGGGAACCGACGCTTGCCAGAACCACTCGGGCTACAAGCTGGTCACCCAGAAGGTCCGGGGCGAGGCCATGATCACGGCCTGGAATCCGGACAGCCCGGACGCCCCGACCATAGACGCCAGCTCGGCCGTGCTGCGCGTGCTCCAGATGAGCTATCTCCGGCTCGGTGTGTACTCCCGGCTCCTCCAGCGCCAGGTGGCCGTGGAGGGCGACCAGGCGGGCGGCACCGACGAGGATGCGCCGGAGACCTCGGGGCTGGTGGGCTTCCGCTACGGCATGGGCGGCAAGGACGGGATCTCGTACGTCCAGTCCGAGGAGATCCGCGCGCTGGTTCTCCTGGAGGGCGCCGAGCGGGACCGCATCGTGAAGTACGCCAAGACCGCCCACGACATGGGGATCTCGACCCGGCTCACGGCGATGGCCGAGCAGTGGGGGGACATCGTGGTTATCCGGCTGATGAGGATCATCGACGCCTTGGGCCTAACGGCGGCCCAATCCGCCCTCGTGCCCGACCTGGTCCAGCTCCACCTCGGCTCGATCGACATGACCGCCATCGAGGGCGGCACGGAATGACGCACCGGCCGTGCGGCGCGTGCCGCTCGCTCGTCCCCGTGGACGACGGGTGCGCGCACTGGCGGCCGGGACTGAGTGCCAAAGCGGCCGACTCCCGCGAGCGGCGCCGCCTGGCGCGCGAGGAGCTGGCCGCCTTCCGCCGACAGATGAGGCTGGCCCCGTGAGAATCGACCTGGCATCTAAGTTCCTGGCCCGGGGGAAGCTCGACCGCTGGCGGGACTCGCCGGTGGCCTGGGCGGCTGACTGCCTCAACGTCAAGCTGGCGGGCTATCAGGCCGAGGTCCTGGACGCTCTGCCCGTCCACCGGCGCGTGGCTGTCAAGGGACCTCACGGCCTGGGGAAGTCATTCAAGGGCGCCCTCCTGGTGAACTGGTTCGCCACCACGCGGGAGCTGATGGGCAAGGACTGGAAGATCATCACCACGGCCAGCGCGTGGCGTCACCTGGAGGTCTACCTCTGGCCCGAGATCCACAAGTGGGCGGATCGGATCGACTTCGAGACCCTGGGCCGCGCGCCGTTCAACCCCCGGACCGAGCTGCTGGACCTCCGGCTCAAGCTGCGGTATGGCGCGGCCACGGCCGTGGCGAGCAACCAGCCGGAGCGCATCGAGGGCGCGCACGCCGAGGAGCTGCTGTACTTGCTTGACGAGGCAAAGATCGTGCCCCCGGCCACCTGGGACTCCATCGAGGGCGCGTTCTCGAACGCCGGTCCCGACACGGCGGACAACGCGTACGCGTTCGCCATGAGCACGCCTGGGGCGCCGTCCGGCCGGTTCTACGACATCCACCGGCGGGCGCCCGGGTATGAGGACTGGTGGACCCGCTCGGTGACGCTGGAGGAGGCCATCGAGGCGGGCCGGATCTCGCGTGCCTGGGCGGACCAGCGCCGGATGCAATGGGGCGAGGACAGCGCGGTCTACCACAACCGCGTGCTGGGCAACTTCCACGCCAGCGACGAGGACGCCGTGATCCCGCTCGCGTGGCTGGAGGACGCGGTAGAGCGCTGGCACGAGTGGGACCGGGCCGGACGCCCGGACCAGGGCGGTCCGTACTGGGTGGGCGTGGACGTGGGGCGCGGCGGGGACGAGTCGGTCCTGGCGCACCGCGACGGCCCGGCGCTCTGGCTGGAGGGCAACCGCAAGCGGGACACCATGTCCACGGTCTCGATGCTCCAGGGCCTGGATGAGCGGCCGATCATCGACGTGATCGGCGTGGGCGCCGGTGTCTACGACCGAGGCAAGGAGGTCGGGCTCAAGGCCGTGGCCTACGTCGGCTCGGGCAAGACCCCGGTCCGGGACCGCTCGCGCAAGTACGGGTTCACCAACACCCGGAGCGCGGCCTACTACCACCTCCGGGAGCTGCTGGACCCGGCATACCAGCCGGTCCTGATGCTCCCCCCGGACGACCTGCTGGTCTCGGACCTGACCACGCCCACGTGGACGATCACCACCGGTGTCCCGCCCAAGATCCAGGTCGAGCCCAAGGACAAGGTGATGGAACGCCTGGGCCGCTCGCCGGACCGAGGCGACGCCATCGCCATGGCGATGTGGGCCGACCGGCTCCAGGGCCTCGGTACCCACGTCGCGCCGGTCGGGTCGATGCCGGTCACGGGCCTGAGCCCGATCGGCCGTCCGGGCCGTTAACGTCGCACCTCCCCCGGTTGTCCGGCCATCGTGCAAAAGTGTGACCGGGATCACCGGGGGTTACCGGGTGCGGATCGACATACGAATACGACGGGGCCAGCTCGGTTGACACTTCGCAGTCGTGACGGTAAGGTAGAACCAACACCGAGCGAGAGGGGAGCCACATGGCGACCAACGGCCCGTACTCCTGGGGCAACGGACCCAAGCCCAAGCCCAAGGGCATCCTGGCCAAGTTGCTGGACCTGGCGGTCAACGGCGGCACCAAGAAGCCCAAGAAGGGCAAGAAGTGACGACGAGGCCGGGGGTGATCTACCCCCGGTTCCTCGGGATCGACGGCTCGGGGGACTTCGTCTGGGAGCTGGCCAGCGGTCGGTGGACCTGGGGCGACGACCCGCACTCGGCGGTCACCAGAGAGCGGACGTTCGAGCCCGAGCGGTACGTGGAGAAGTACGGCCGCCCGGTGCCGATCGGAGAGCAGATCGACCGCCAGGCCGAGGCCGAGCTGGAGCCCGCCGAGTCGCTGGCCATGGTCGGACGGCCCGAGGTGCTACTGACGACTCACCACCTGGACGGCACCAAGACCGTGGCGACCCGGGCAGAGCCGGACTCAACCCGCGAGGCCGACAAGATGGCCGGAGCCCGCCGGGCGACGGTGCTCATGCTCGGCGCGCTGGACGGCTGGATCGAGGGCGCCAGGGCCAACCATGACGGGCTCGGCCACCGGGGCGAGAACGTGGGCGAGGAGTGCTGGACCCAGTTCCACCCCAACGACATCCGCAACATGGTCAACGACGTGAACCGCGAGATGGGCATGTCCGAGTTCGCGGCTCCCGAGGTAGCAAAGGAGGACGAGGTCCGATGAGGTACGCCAACCGGTGGACCCTGCCAGACGTGACGTTCTACCAGGTCGAGGACCACGGGTTCCCGGCGTTCGAGGGCCAGCCGATGTTCGCCTACGGCAAGCCCGACGCGATGGACTCTCACGGCCTCCCCAAGGTGGGCGAGTTCCACACCAGCCTGGACCGGGCGCTCATCGCCTGGGTAGGCGAGAAGTACACGGGGCCGCGCGGCGCCGGTGGAACGGGCGTGGGCACGGCGGCCGACTGGTTCGCCCGGATGATCGGCATGGACACGCTGGTCCCGATCAGCTACGAGGACCGGGGCAAGGTGGTGACCGAGATCCTGGCCAGCACGGCCGAGCACAACGGCCCGCTCTGGCGCCGGGCTCGCGCCGTGACCGATGCCCTGGAGGCCCGGGGCCTGACGGTTGCCACGGTGAACACGCCGTGAGCACCAAGAAGGAGGGGCCGCTGGCCCGGCTGGTGCGCAAGTTCGGGCTGGGCAAGACCGGCGGAGGTGGCGGTCCGGGCGGCTACGCCTCGTGCTGGGGTTGCTCGCTCGGCCGGTGCGGCACGATGTTCGACAACACGTGCGCGTGCTGCCGGGGGAATCACTCCGGGATACGTTGACACTTAACCGTCATGGCTGTAAGGTTGTCCCTAGCAGCACGGGGGACAACTACAGAGAGGACGCCAGCCATGCGCGCACACGACATCGAGACCCTGGCCAAGCCCACGAGCAAGGGCGGGGACGAGGTGGACGCGTTCAGCCGGAAGGCTCGTAAGGCGCTCAAGTGGCGCCGGGGCGAGGTTCGCGGGATCAAGACCCGAGCCACCCGACGGCACCGGCACGAGGTGCGGGAAGCGCTCCGAGTCGAGCGGTACTGAGAGAAGCCCCAGGGGAAGCCCTGGGGCTTCTCGGCGTGCTGGGGTGGGTAGACCATAGGGGGAGGAGGTGAGGTCCCGTGGTCAGCTCACGAGGGGGCAAGTACGGGTTCGTCTATAAGTCTCGCCAGCGGGTCTACAAGGCTCTCCGGCGCAAGGGCGCCAGCAAGAGCAAGGCGGCGCGCATCGCCAACGCTGGCCGCTTCCACCCGGCCCGCTCGCTGATGAGCCGGAAGGCAGCACGGACACGCCGAGAGCGCGCCGGACATTAGGCGGTACTGTGAAGTCAGGAAGGGAGGTCCGATGACGGACGCACCAATCACCACCCAGGGCGAGGAGCCCGAGGACGAGACCGCCGAGGTTGAGCTGGACCCCCGGGTCAGCACGGTGGACGACGGGTTCCCCGTGTTCGATGACGAGGACTCCGAGGAGGTCCAGGACGCGCTCGACACCGACCCGGACGCCTACGACGAGGCTACGGCCGACCTGGAGGGCGAGCACTGATGGCGCGGCACAGCCAGAACGGTTACTCGGCGTGTGACGGCTCGGTCATCGCCAAGTACACGATCCCCAACAGCGGCGGGATCACGATCAACCTCCGCAAGGGTGACGTGTCCGTGGTCGCCCTGGACTTCCTGGGCTGGTACCAGGTCAACATCGAGACGTTGCGCCAGAAGGACACCGGCGGCTACAACTGCCGGGTCATCGCTGGCTCGGACGTGACCTCGAACCACGGCTCGGGTACTGCCTGGGACGTGCGCTGGCAAGACCACGTTCAGGGCAAGCGCAACGCCGGGTTCAGCGCGGCCGAGGTCACCAAGATCAACAACAAGCTCAAGGAGTACGGCGGAGTGATCCGCTGGGGGAACAACTACAACGGCACCCCCGACGCGATGCACTTCGAGATCAACAAGGCTCCAGCGGCCGTCAAGGTCCAGGCCGACCGCATCCGGGCCAAGAACAACCCCAAGCCCAAGCCCCCGGTCGTCAAGCCCAAGCCCCCGACCGGGCTCGCGGTCCACGCTCCCGGGAGCCGCACGCTCAAGCAGGGCGTCTCCCCCGGCACGGACGTTCAGTTCGTCCAGCGCTGGATCGGCCCCCGGCACATGGGCACGGCGGACGGCATTCCCGGTCCCAAGTTCGCGGCCGGGGTGAAGTGGTGGCAGGCCGATCACTTCGGGTGGAAGCACCCGGACGGCGTGCTGACCAAGGGCGGCCAGTCCTGGCACGCCATGGGTCACTGAGCAGGAGGAACACCGTATGACCCAGATCAAGATTTTCGGTAAGGAGCCCGCCCTCATCGTCGGGTTCATCGCGGCCGTGGTGGCCGTGCTGGCTGGCCTGAACCTGAGCTGGCTGTCCGCCGGTGCCTCGGTCGCCATCGTGGCGGCCGTCGGTGCTCTGCTGACCGCGCTCACCACGCGGCCGGTTGCTCCGGCGCTGTTCGTCGGCGCGTTCGTCGCCGTGGCGGCCGTGCTGGCCCAGTACAACTACCACCTCTCGGACGGCCTGATTGCGGGCGCCGGTGGCCTCATCCTGGCCGCGTTCGCGCTGTTCGGCGTGCGGCCCCAGGTCACTCCGTCCGCGAGCCCGGTTCCGATCGCTCCGGCCACCGGCAACATCCGGTAGGGTCGGGCTGACTGCTCGGTCAAACGGAGGAGCCCCCGCCAGTGTTGACGGGGGCTCCTCTGTGCTCTGGGCTCAGAGACCCAGGATCTTGCGGATGATGCCCTTCTTCTGACCGCCGTAGACGGTTCCGGCGGGGGGCGCGGCCTTCTTGACCTTGCTCTTGGCCACCCGGGGCTGGGCCGCATCGCGCGCCTTACCCGCCTTGCTGTGCTTGCCTGCCTCGTGCTGTCCGCTCGGCATCTCGTCTCCCCATCCTCGCGGCCCCTTGCCGCTCTGGTTACTACCTTACAGGCATGACGGTTAAGTGTCAAGCCTACGTGCTCGGCGCCGCTCGGTCAGTCCGGCCAGGTGCCAGCGCACCGGCCGCACCACGTGCCAGTAGAGCCAGCTCACCGGCCGATCCTCGCCACCAGGCGACCCTCGCGCCGGACGCCCACGGGCTCCGGACGGCTCCAGCCGATCCCCAGGATGCCCGAGGCGGCCGGAGTCCAGCGGAGGGTCAGGACCCGACGCCAGCGCCACCAGGGCACGCCCCGGCCGGGTCCAGTCCCGTTGATCATGCGTGCCTACTTCCCGGGCTTGTTGCCGCGCTTGGGCTTCTGGGTGGTCGGACGTGGCTTGACCTTCTTGGGCTTGACCGGCTTGCGCGGTCGCTTCCCGCTTCCGAAAAGGTCACCTAGTCCCATGTCGCTCCTCCCCTGGGGTACCTCCCCGTCATGACTGCAATGTTACCAGCCACGCCGGGGAGGAGCAACCCTCAGAGCGCTTGCACCTCTTCCGCGCGCTCGGACTCGGTCCACACGTAGCTGGTGATGCCGAGCGGCGCCTGGGCCACGATCTCGCCCACCCATCCGGGCACGTCCGCCAGCTTGCCCTTGTGGTAGCCCCCGGCGGTCCAGGTCATCGAGTCCCGGGACTGGTGGTTGTCACTGACCCGGCCGCCCTTGAGCACGAGGTAGCCCGAGACGTTGATCGACTTGACCTCGCCCTGGTCGATCACGAGCCGGGCTCGGTCCGGCCGGAAGATCCGGGGGACCTTGCGCCAGGTGGCGGTCACGTCGTGGAGATCCCACGCCGCGCTCGGTGCCTCTAGCTCCAGCTCGATCACGCGCGTGGTCTGGTCCTTGGTGACGCTGGCTTTCACCCTTGCTCCTCTCTGGGCTGGCCGAACCAGGAGGTGGCCGCCTCGTCCGCCAGGTGCTCGTCCACCTGGCCCAGCAGGTCCGCGACCAGCCGGGCGCGGCCCTCCAGCGGGACGAGCACGTAGCCCGCTCGCGCCAGGGCCTCGGCCTGGACGGTCGCCAGGTCCTTGCGGGGGATCTCCACGTCCCGGAATCCGTCCCGGGCAACCTCGGGTAGTGCGGCGGCCAGGGCCTCCACGGTCTCGTGGTGGTCGAGGGCGTTAGTCCAGCCGGTATCAGCGCTGGTCATGGTGCCTCGCTTCCTGCCCGGTCCGTCCGGGCCACTTGCAACATAGCAGCCATGACGGTAAGGTACAACCCATGGGAGTCAAGCTGGTGGTCTACAAGGACGCGGAGCCCGAGATCGGGATCACGCTGGAGTACACGGCACCGGGCACGCTGGGGAAGGCACAGGGCTGGCACGGCACGTGTACGCAGTGCGGGAAGCCGATGCACTTCTGGAACCAGGAGAAGGCGTTCGAGGCAGGCCAGGCGCACGTGGACCAGTGCGAGTGACACCCACCGACGAGAACGGCCGGGCTGACGAGACCCGGCCGAACCCTGAACAGGAAGGAATGCCATGACCAACAGGCAAGCCAAGAGTATCCCGATCGAGCCGCGCCGGGCGTTCCAGATGCTCGGCAAGCTGCTGGGCGGGCTGGCCGCGTTCGGCGTGCTGGTCTACATCATCGTCACGGCGGACAGTTCCCTGGACGCGGCCATGGCCGTGATCTGGGCCTACGTCGCCAAGAGCCTGATGGACTCCGGTGTCCGCGACGTGCTGGCTCAGGGCCGGGCTGAGCAGGCCGAGGCCGCGCGCCAGGCCGAGAACACCGGCGTGTGGAAGGCGGCCGAGGCCGGGAGCTTCACGGTCCGGTTCGAGCCGCTGACCGGGGTCTACTGGCTTTCGGGCTGGGTCGAGCCGGACCACGAGCTGACCAGCGAGGTGGCGTACGCCAGCGCGGCCGGGGTGTGCTCGATCGTGGAGGCGGCCGAGACCGAGGGGATGATCCCGGAGGATGACGAGGCCACCCGGGCCATCCGCGCTCGGCTCCAGGTCAAGGGCTGGGACCAGCGGCCAGTCCGGCCGTACGGCGTCCAGGGCGGCTCCTGGCTCAGTGAGGACCTGGGCATCCACCCGAGGCCGGACGGGCGGGACTTGCGGTGAGCATCCCGCCGTACGACCCGCCCCCTCCCCCGTCCGGCCGCCGGTCGCTGACCCGGCTGGAGGTCGGTCTGATCCTCGGCGTGGTGGCCCTGGTGGTGTTCTGCTGCCTGGGCGTGGCGGCGCTGAGCACGCTGGTTCCCCCGCCGCACTGACACTCAAGAGTCAAGGGCTGGCCCTCGGGCTGGCCCTTGGTTCGTCCTTGACTTCACAGTCATGACTGGTAAGCTTGGCTCAACCGATCGAGAGGAACACAGCGATGAGCAGCACGAACCGGTACGACCCGAGCGACCCCAACCACAAGGTCACGTGCGGCCGGACCAAGTGCGCCGAACTGGAGCGCGCGCCGCACCCGGCCGGACGCCACCTGGACCAGCGGGACGAGCTGTACGACGGGCCGGACTCGCAACTGGCGGCTACGTCGATGTACGTCCGGGGCAGCGCTCGGAAGATCATCAGCGACGCCCCGGCGCTCACGCCCGAGGTCGTGGACCTCGTGACCTACATCGGGTTCCTGGAGGACCAGGCGACCCACGCCCGAACCGACAGAGATCGGTCGGTCCGTGAGGCCAGCGCGCGAGCCCTGGACTGTGCGGACCACGGGGAGGTCATCAAGGCCCTGGAGGCTCAGGTCCACGCGTTCGACCAGAGCGCCGCGCGGTCCGAGGCCGGACGGCTGGCCGTGCTGGGCTTCCTGTTCGCCGTGGACCAGCTCCTGGGCGGCACCGTCCGGCCAGACCTCACGGTGGCCGAGCTGATGGCCTCGCTCAAGGCGGCGGCCAAGAAGACCCACGCGGCACACGATCGGGCGTGGAAGCGATGAGCGCCGGATACATGCGCCGGTGCGCTGGCAAGAACCGGCACGAGACCAAGAGCGGCGCGAGCGCTCAGCGCGCGTCGCTGGCGGCTCACGAGGGCCTGAGCAAGGACTCCCTGAGTGTGTACCGGTGCGAACAGTGCATGGGCTGGCACGTGGGCGGAGCGCGGAATGTCTTCATCACCCGGACCCGGTCCGGCAAGCGAGCGAACAAACGACTGAGGGGCCGCTGACATGACGACGACCGAGGAACCGCGCCGGGTTGTGGCGCGGCGCGGCACCACGAACGGCAACGCCCGGGGAGGCAGCGACGAGAGGCGGCGCCGCCGGGTGTGGCTGGTCGAGACGTATCGAGCGGACAAGGACCTGGTCCTGATCCAGCTCCCCTACGGGCCGGTCGCGGTCGAGGTGGACCGGGGGACGGAGGGCAGCGAGCCCGCGTGCCGGTGCTACCGGTGCGGCGTGCTGATGACCGAGGCGACGCTGACCGTTGACCGGATCAAGCCCGGGTGCCACGGCGGGACATATGCACGCTCGAACATCCGTCCGGCGTGCGGCACGTGCAACAGCTCCACCGGCGCGACGACCAGGAGGAAATGAGATGTGGATCTTGTGGGGGCTACTCCTCGGGTTCGCGGTCTACGGGCTGATCAAGGCCGTGGTCCGATGAGGCCCGAACAGATCGTGGATGCGACGTTCCAGGCTCGCGCGGTCCGGGAGCTGCGCAACGCCGTGCTGGCGGACATCGGCCACGAGGACTGGCGCCGGATCATCCGCGACACCTACCCCACCAGCCTGAGCAAGGTCAGCCGGGTCTGGGTCGAGCGGTTCGGGGGGACCATCGACTGGACCGCAACCGACCTGTACGGCGAGGCCGTGCGCGAGCGCTGGGCGCGCAACACGGTGGCGGCGGCCGGGAAGGACTGGCGGACGCACCTGGCCAAGTTCAGCGGCGCCGTGCTGCCACGTGACCCGCTCCCCCCGCTACCTGACCCGTGGGCCGATCGGAGCGACCACCTCCACCTGGAACTCCCGGGCCGGGTTCGTCCGGTGGTCGTGGCGCCCGAGGACCAGGACGAGCTGTACGCGGTCCAGGAGCGCGCGGTCCGGCTGGTGGCGTGCGCGAGGGCCGACGCTCGGGAGATCCACGCCGAGCACATCACCGGCGGCCGGGTGTGCGCCGGGTACGGCAACCAGCAGCCCACGCCCAGGCCATCGCGCTGATCCTCGCTCTCTAGCTCAGTCAGCAAGCGGCCCCGGTACCCGTGTTCAGCGCGGCGGCCGGGGCCGTTCGCGTCGTATGCCGTTCTGGCCATGCCTCGTCTCGATCCGCATGTGTGTCTAACCCTCAAGTAGAGGTTGAGGGTTGCGCTCAAGGGGCGGGGGGAGCGGGGGACCGGGGGAACCCCTCCTCCTACACACATTGGAAAAAACCCTTTCCCTTGTTACCCGCGAGTAGGCGAGCGCGCGAGGCGCGCACACATGCACGCACGCGGGGGCCGGGCTTTGACCCCCTCCCCCCGGTCCCCCGGTCCCCCCCGCCTTCCGTCTGACAGTCAAGTGTCAACGGGGCGAGCGGGCCGAGATGTCCGCCGAGCCCGTACCATGAGGCCATGACGATCCCGCTCTGGCTCCAGCTCCTGATCTACGCGATGGCGGCGGCGCGCGTCACGGGCCTGATCGTGGCCGACTCGATCACCGAGGGCGCGCGAGACTCGCTCACGGCTTGGCTGGATGACAGGCCCCGTACGCTGGGCGCGTTCATCATCGGCGTGATCGAGTGCCCCTGGTGCGCTGGTATGTGGGTCTCGCTCGTCGCCTCCCCCTTGGTCTGGTTCTGGCACGCGTCGCCCGTCATGCTGATCCCAGCCCTTGCCCTGGCCTTCTCCCAGGTCATCGGGATGACCGCACCGCTCGGGAGGTAACAGGTGGCGCTCCGCAAGCCCAAGCTGGCGCGGCCGGACACGCGCCGTGCGCTGACCGGCGCCACGGCGATGGTCACGCTGGACGGGACCTCGTCCTGGAAGACCTGGAAGTTCGGGAACACCGACTGGCAGATTGAGGCGTGGCGGCTCTACGACATCATCCCGGAGCTTCACAAGCTGTCCGGGCGCATCGGTGACTCACTGGCCCTGGCCCGGATGTACGTGGCCGAGCTGGACGAGCGCGGCGAGGAGATCGGGGAGACCACCGACGCGCGGATCTCGGCGCTGGCGGGTATCCCGCTCGGCACCGGCGACCAGCGGGACGACGCGCTCCGGCTGGCCGGGATCGACCTGGCCATCGGCGGAGAGTGTTGGATCGTCGGTGAGAACGCGGCGGCCAGCCCCGAGAAGGCGGCCGGTGCCTGGTTCGTGGTGACCGGCTCGGCCTTCAAGAAGGTGGGCGACCAGGTCAAGGTCAAGCGGCCCAAGATCCTGGGCGGCAAGGACCTGGTCCTGACCGATGGCGTGGACATCCTGATCCGCTGCTGGCGTCCGCACCCCAACGACACGGACCAGGCCGACTCGTTCTCGCGCTCGGCCATCGTGCCGTTGCGGGAGATCGAGCTACTGACCAAGCGCGAGTTTGCCGAGCTGGACTCACGGCTGACCGGCGCCGGGATTATGTTCTTGCCCGAGGGCGTGGACTTCCCCCGCGAGGAGGGCGACCCCGAGGGCCTGGCCGGGTTCATGGCCTACCTCCAGCGCGCCGCCGCCGCTTCCATGCGTGACCAGTCCACGGCGTCCGCCATGGTGCCGATCATGGCCACCGTGCCGGACCAGGTGCTCCCCGACCTGGACAAGATCAAGGCTGTGAACTTCTGGTCCGAGCTGTCCGCCGAGATCGGCCCGATGAAAGAGAAGGCCATCCAGCGACTGGCCAGCTCGGCCGAGATCCCCGGCGAGGTGCTGACCGGGATCGGGGACGCCAACCACTGGACCGCCTGGCTCATCTCGGACGAGGGCATCCGCTGGATCAAGGGCTACCTCAGCCTCGTGGGTGCCGCGCTCTCGCGCGGGTTCCTCCAGCTCTCGCTCGCATCCATGGGCGTGGCCAACCCCGAGCGGTACGCGTTTGCGTTCGACACGTCCACGCTGGCGGCCAAGCCCAACCGGCTGGACGACGCGCTCAACCTCCACGATCGGTTCCTGCTCAGCGATGAGGAGACCGTCAAGGCGGGCGCGTTCGACCCGGCCCAGATGCCGAGCACCACCGAGCGCGCGGCCCAGATCCTCCTCAAGCTGGTTCAGTCTCAGCCCGAGCTGATCCTGGACCCCAAGATCCAGGCGGCGCTCGGTCTGCCCACGGTGACCGTGGTCGGCCCAGCGGCGCCGCCAGCGATCGAGGGGGGAAGCCCGAACGACGCTCCCCCCGCCGACGAGCCCGACGGGGACGAGGGCGCGCCGAACGGTGGCGACGCACCGGCTCAACCGGACCCGAGCGAGAGTGCCGCGCTGGCCCAGGCGCTCGCCGTGCGCGTGCGGGAGCTGGCCGCGATCGAGGCCGCGCCGCCGAGCCCGGAGCGTGTGTTCAACGCGGCGGCCAAGCTGACCGTGTTGCGCGCCCTGGAGCTGGCGGGCGGACGGCTGGCTACCCCGGCCGAGCGGGCCGGTCGCTGGCGCGAGGTGCCGCGCCACGAACTCCACC